AACGTGTACCGTGAACTAGATAGAGTTACAGAATGGATACGAATTAACTGGCGAGAGCCTTACGCTGACCATTATAATTTACCTTTTGCTATGGCTATGGCTAGACAAATCAATTGGCCAGACACTTTACAAGAGCTTGGTTTTCCTGAGCATTGGAATCCTGAAAGGTTAAAAGCTATAATGCAGGGTAGAATGGCTAGAAAAGAAAAAGTCTACACTGGTGCGTACATGTTGACAGGGACGTTAGGTGGTTCTAAAATAGAACAAACTATAGATAAAATATTAACACCGTTATACAATAACCACCCACCTATGATAGAAGACTCACTAGAAGAAACATGGAAAGGTTATTTAAAACATGCTGGTTTTAGTGGGTTTATGGCTTACGAGGTGGTGACAGATCTACGCCACACTAAATGGTTAAAGAATGCTAAAGATATTATGACTTGGGCTAATCCTGGACCTGGAGCTCAGCGTGGTTTGAATAGAATACATCATAGGGATCTAAATAAAACAATTAAAAAAGAACAATTAAATACTGAGATGAAAGAGTTACTAGATTGCTCTCCTGATTATTTACAAGGACACATGTTACCACTAGAGATGAGAGATATCGAACACTGCCTTTGTGAGTTCGATAAATATGAACGTACACGTTTGGGTGAAGGCAGACCACGTGCAAAATATAAGGTAAATAAATGAATATATACATACCCACAAGGGGGAGAGCTGACCAGCAAGTTACGTTGTCCTACTTTCCTGAAGAACTGCGTCAACAAGTAACGTTAGTTGTAGATTATGACGAAGCAGATCAGTACACTAAATACGATTGTAAAATTATGGTATGTCCTGAGTCTGTTCACGATATAGCAACTAAACGTAAGTACATACATGAGAACGCTACTACTAATAAGATAGTAATGCTTGATGATGATTTACGTTTTTATATTCGTAAAAAACATAACGATTGGCATTTACGTTATTTAGAGGGAGAAGAGTACCCTGCTATGTTTGGTTTAATAGATAAGTGGCTTGATGATTACGCTCATGTTGGTGTTAGTGCTCGGGAAGGTAATAACCGTGTAGAGCATTTATCAGTAGAAAACACTAGGTACATGCGTGTACTAGCTTATAACTTAGATCATTTTGATGGTGTAGAAGTAGGTAGGGTAAAAGTTATGGAAGACTTTGATATAAATCTTCAATTATTAAAGAAAGGTCTACCTAGCAAAGTAAGTTATTACTATGCTCAAGGTCAAGGTAGTAGTAATGCTGCTGGGGGGTGTAGTGAATGGCGTACTTTAGATGTACAATCAGAAGGAGCCGAGCGTTTAAAAGAACTTCATCCTGACGTAGTTTCAGTAGTGGAAAAAGAAACTAAAACTGCGTGGGGTGGGGCAATAAGAAAAGATGTAAAGGTACAATGGAAACAAGCATATAAAACAGGAGCTAAAAATGGTGAGTTATTCTGAAATATTAACAGCATACAAAACAGAACTAGAAGGTAGAAGAAACACAGTCGGTGTAAACCTAGATGTATTATTAAATACACCAAGAGTTATACCAGAGCACACTCAAATTTTTGTAGAGATTGACGCACTTGTTGGTCAAATGGCAGAGATAACCGACAAATTAAAAATTGTCAATTTTTTATTACAACAAAATAATAAAGGAGCTTAAATGGATTTTATAACCTGTAGAAATGTTAACGATGGTTTTATACATGGGCTAGATTTACTTCAGCACTATAGAGATAAAGAAAAAGAAAGTAGAGTGGGTACAGTAGTCGAGGCTGATGGACCAGTAGCTACTGTATTTTTAAACCCTAAAGAAAAAGTTTTATTTGAAGAGATTCGTAGAGCTAACCCTTTCTTTCATTTTATGGAAAGCTTGTGGATGTTAGGTGGTTGTAACGACCTAGAGTATGTACATTATTATAATAAACGTATGGAAGAGTATAGCGATGATGGCATTACTCTCCATGGAGCGTATGGCTATAGGTGGCGAGAACATTTTGGTGGTGATCAGCTGGGTTTAATTATAGAAAGATTGCGTAAAGATCCTACGGATAGAAGATGTGTACTACAAATGTGGGATCCTCAAGCAGACTTAAATAGAGCAGGTGTAGATGTACCTTGTAATACTGTTATTTATTTTAAAATACGAAATAACAAACTCATGATGACAGTTAGTAATAGATCTAACGATGTTATATGGGGAACGTTTGGTGCTAACGTAGTACATATGGCTTTTCTACAAGAATATGTTGCTAGTTTTGTAGGTGTCGAAGTGGGTAGTTATACCCAAATTAGTGACAGCTTCCATGCATATTTAGACGTGTACGATGAGATGTATGACAAACTTGCTGCTGACGATGCTTTTGATTACTATGGTATTAAACACGCACCAAATCCATATGAGAATAAAGCTATAAACCCTTATCCTATAGTCAATACAGAATTAGAGATTTGGGAAGGAGATTTAGTAAATTTCTTAACTCGTCAACCTTTAGAAACTAAAACATTTATCGATCCATTCTTTGAGCAGGTAGCCGTACCTCTACAGGATGCGTGGTATTTTTATAAGCAAGGAGAATATGAAGAGGCACTCATTGAAGTTCAGGGTTGTGCTGCTTCTGATTGGTGTACTGCTGGATTTAATTGGTTAAACAGAGCGATTAAAAATAAGGAAAATAAAAAATGAGTAATATAGCACAATGGTCTTACAGTAGACTAAAAACTTTTGAAGACTGTCCTAAAAAAGCAGAGTATGCCTACATACAACGTATTAAAGAACCTGGGAATAAAGCTATGGATAGAGGTAAAGATATTCACAAGCTTTGTGAAGAGTATATACGTGGTCGGTTTGATGATATGCCTAAACAGTTGACTGAGTTTCAGGAAGCTTTTGAGTTATTAAAAGACTTACACTTAAAGGGTCATGTGCTTTGTGAAGGCGACTGGGCTTTTACCACAGAGTGGGAACCTACAGGTTGGTTTGATAGTGACACATGGGGCAGAGCTAAAGTAGATGCTTTTGTTCATATAGAGGGTGAAGATAACGCTAGGGTAATTGATTTTAAAACAGGTAGGTATGATGGTAACCAAGAAGGGCATAGAGAACAGTGTGAGCTTTACGCTTCTATTGTGTTTAATAGATTACCTGAGCTTAAAACTATTACTACAGAGTTGTGGTATCTTGACCATGGTAAGTTAGATCGTTATCAATACGATAAAGAAACAGTTGAGGCTAAACAAAAGAGGCTAAATGATAGAGCAGTTTTTATGACCACTACTACAGAGTTTCCTGCTAAGCCTAGTGAACGTAAATGTAAATGGTGTTATTTTGGTAAACAAAATATATGCCCCAGTAGATTAACCTAAGGAGAAAAATATGCCTGCAAATTTTGATAAAATAGAAAAGTTAGCTCAACGTGACGTAGCTCAGTTACAGCATGCCGAGAAAAGTTATGGTGACAGTTGGCGTAAGCGTGGTGGCGTCGGTGCTTTTATGATGTTAGCACGTAAGTTCGACCGTATAGAAAACCAATCAATGCATTGTCATTGGGATGTAATCGGTGCCATACTTGATGACCCAAGCTCTACTGGTATACTGGATGATGTGCGTGATTTACGATGTTACTTGTTTTTAGTTGAGGAGTATGCTACTCGTTTATTAGAAGAGGCTGAAGCTAATAAAACTAATGCAAAGTAGTATGTTTGCACCAGAGACTGACTGGTCACCCCCTAGCAGTCTACCTGACTTAGCTAACTATAAAGAGGTAGCTATTGACCTAGAAACTTACGACCCTCTACTTATGTCTCATGGACCGTCATGGGCTTTTGAAGGTCAGGGGTATGTGACTGGTATAGCTATAGCGACTAAAGATTTTGCTATCTATTTACCTATACAGCATGTCGGTGGTGGGAATTTAGACAAGCGAGTCGTTACTAACTGGATGATAAAACAAATGTCATATACTAATGACAAAATTTTTCATAACTCTTTGTATGATTTAGGTTGGCTAAGACGTCTAGGTATAGAAGTTAAAGGAACTATACACGACACTATGTTTGCTGCACCTCTTATAGATGAAAATCAGTTTGGTTATTCACTTAATAAATTAGGTCAAAAATATGTAGGAGAACTAAAAGATGAAAGCATGCTTGAAGAAGCAGCAAAGTCTTTTGGGCTAGATCCTAAAAGTGAGATGTATAAACTACCAGCTAAATATGTAGGTAAGTACGCTGAGCAAGATGCAGCATTAACTTTAAAACTCTGGGGTATATTAAAAGAAGGGTTAGTTAAAGAAAACGTACAAAAAATATATGCATTAGAAACTGCACTTATTCCTTTATTATTAGACATGCGGTGGAAAGGTGTGCCTGTGGATTTAGACAGAGCTGAAAAGGTAGGCACTAAGTTAAAGAAAGAAGAAGAAACTATTATGCTCGGCATACAAAAAGACTATGGTGTGAGTCCTGACTTATGGGCAGCAGCAAGTGTTGCTATTGTTTTTGACCGTGCTGGTTTAAGTTATCCAAGAACTGCTAAAACAAATGCACCTAGTTTTACTTCAGCGTGGCTTGAAGGACATGAGCATAAACTTGCTAAAGATATAGCTAGAGCTAGACAGCTTAATAAAGCAAGAACTACTTTTATAGATAAGATGATACTAGAGCATAATGTTAAAGGTAGAATACATGGGGAACTTCACCCTTTACGCTCTGACCGTGGAGGAACTGTCACTGGTAGATTCAGTAGTAGTAAACCAAACCTTCAACAAGTACCAGCTAGACACGATGAGATTGGTCCGCTTATCCGTAGTGTGTTTGTACCAGAAACTAATATGCACTGGGGAGCTTTTGATTACTCTCAACAAGAGCCTAGACTAACTGTACACTATGCTCATAAAACTGAGCAAGAGGGTGCAGATGAAGCAGTAGATGCTTATCGAAATAAAGACGCAGACTTTCATCAGGTAGTGGCAGATATGGCTAACATTAGTCGTAAAGAAGCTAAGATTATTAATCTTGGTTTAAGTTATGGCATGGGTAAAGACAAACTTATATCTCAGTTAGATATTTCGCCTCAAGAAGCAGAAATATTATTTGATACTTTTCATAGACGTGTACCTTTTATTAAAGGTTTACGAGATCAATGTGCTAGGCTAGGAAACAATCGTGGGTTTATTACTACTGTGTTAGGACGTAAATGTAGGTTTAATTTATATGAACCTCGTTTTGAATACGGAGAAACTCCTCTACCACACTCAGACGCTCTACATAAATATGGTCAGGATATTAAACGGTCGTTTACTTACAAGGCTATGAATAGGCTTATACAAGGCTCTGCTGCTGACATGACTAAAAAGGCTATGGTAGAGCTATATAAGGAAGGCATACTAGCCCACACACAAGTACACGACGAGTTAGATATCTCTGTAGATTCAAAAGAAACTTGTGAAAAAATTATACAAATAATGGCTGATTGTGTGCCTTTAATTGTGCCGAATAAAGTTGACGCAGAAATAGGGAATAGCTGGGGCACAGCTGTAACAAACTACAAGGAGTTTTACGCATGATAAGTAATAAAGAAAAATTAAGAGCTAAATATTTTGAAATATTTATGCTAACTCTTAACACAGATATGACGCTTGAAGAAATAGGGAAGAAATACAAGATGTCAAAACAACGTGTGTGGCAGATAGTAAGGTTCAATGAGTTAGGGGGAGGGGATTATTACCGTGGATATCAGGTATATACTGACCACTATAATACTTTACTATACGATGCAAATATTAGTACAATAGAACGTAAGCAACAAATGAGACAATGGCTAAAAGAAAAAAATGTCCGTCTCATTAGGAGTAAAAGTGATGGCACAAAGATCATTACATCAAACGACTAGTCTTCACGACTCTCCGTGCATCGGTATTTGCACAGTAACGTACGGAATGACTAGAACTTGTAAAGGTTGTGGTAGAACAGCCACAGAGATTAGGGACTGGAATACTTTTACAGAAGTAGAAAAGAAACTAATAGTTGTTCGTTGTTGGGAGGATTACCTACCAAGACAAAAACGAGAACTTTTACAAGAACAAGAAGGAAAAGAAAATGAGTTGGTTTAAAAAAGTATTAAAATTTTTCACACCCCTGTCTTCTGTAGAATTACCTAACCCTTTACACGAAACAGAAACTGTTAGAGCAAGAAATAAAAAAGGTCGATACGTCGCTGACGACCCCAGCACTCCAAACGTAAACGAAGCCTACACCACAGTCAAAAAGAAAAGAGGCAGACCTCGTAAGAAAAAATAATGTATGAGTATAATTGTCAAGTCAATCGGGTGGTTGATGGTGACACCATTGATGTTACTTTGGATCTTGGCTTTAGTATTCTTCATAAGTGTCGCGTTCGTTTGTATGGGATTGATACACCTGAAAGCAGGACTCGAAACCTTGAAGAAAAAGCTCGTGGATTATTGTCAAAAAAATATCTCCAAGACAAAATAGAACAAGGCAAACAAATTATAATTCAAACTAAACTTAAAGATTCTAAAGGTAAGTTCGGTAGAGTATTAGGTTCAGTTATAGTAGATGGAATTAATATAAATAATTTGATGGTGCT